AGTTAGAAAAAAATCTTCTTGCCTGAAATTGAAGTTAGATATTAATTCTGATTTTTTTAAAGAATTCCAGTTACGAGCTGGAAAATCAAAGGTTGGTAAAAAAAGACCAGACCAATCTGAAAGAATGAAATATTGGAATAAAAATGGAATTATTAATCAAGACCACTTAAAGAGTGAAGAGGGGAGAAGTAATTTATCCAAGAGAGCTAAAGAGTGGCACATAAATAACGAGCATCCTAGGGGATACTTAGGACACTCTCACAGTAAAGAAACTAAAGAGAAATTAAGTGAATCATCAAAGAAAGGATGGGAAGAAATGACACCAGAAAAGTTAAAAAATCGTTCAGAAAAAATACTACAATCAAAAATAAAAAATGGAACTCTTAATCCATTGAAAAATTCAACAAATCCTTACAGCAGAACCAAGAGCGGTAAAAGAGAAGACCTAAATAATGTCTTTTTCAGAAGTAAAGCTGAAGCAAACTATGCAAGATTTTTAAAGTTTTCAAAAGTGGAGTTTAAATACGAGTCGAAGATGTTTATATTCGAGGGAATAAGAAGAGGGAATGTTTCATATACTCCTGACTTCTATATAGAAAAAGAAGATAAGTACATAGAATTTAAAGGATGGCTTGACCCTGGAAGTGTCACAAAGTTAAAAAGGTTTAAAAAATATTTTCCTCAAGAATTTGGGAAAATGGCTTTTGTAAAACAAGGATTATCCAAAAAAGATATTAATATTTTGATAGAAATAGGTTTTAACTACAATCAGATACACGATTATAAAGATATAGAGAAAATAGCAAGACTTATTCCACACTGGGAATACTGAAGCAAAAGCCATTAAACGATAAATATATAGCTGGTGCTTACGATTTTTTTTATGATAAAGAAAATCCACGAGTAGAAATAAGAATAAAAAAGGATAAAGAAAATGAATAAAAAAGAATTAAAAGAAGTAATATCTCTAAAAAACAGAGTAATCCAAAAACTATCTAATATGTACGAATCTCAATTAAAAGTGCAAGATTCAGAAATGCGGCGGCTTAATATAATTATAGATAATTATGAAGTTAAATTGAAAATAACAGTAAAAGAGGACAAATAAAATGTATAATAAAATAATAATGATTGGAAACCTTACGAGAGATATTGAATTAAAATATCTTCCAAGTGGTAGTGCTATAGCAAATGGAGCAATAGCAACTAGCCACAAATATAAGATGCAAAACGGAGAACAAAAAGAGGAAGTTTGTTTTCTAGATTTTTCTATATTTGGGAAAGGTGGAGAAATCTTTAATCAATATGTGCGTAAAGGTTCCAAGGTTATGCTTGAAGGTAGATTAGTTTTTCAACAATGGAAAGCTCAAGATGGAACAAATAGAAGTAGACATGCACTTAATGTTACAGAATTTAAATTTTTAGATGGTAAATCTGATTCTTCAGATACAAATACTGGAAATACTTATAATACTCCTAAAGAGCAAAATAACCAACAATCGCAACAAAATTACAATGCTCCACAACAGCAACAGTCAGAAGATAGTGGAACTGAACCTTACGAGGAAGAGATACCCTTTTAGCTAAAACAGTCTGATAATTAATTTTATCAGGCTAACATTTTCAGACTAATAAACTTCATATAATCAAATTCTTTTCAATAACTTAACATATAATCAATTAGTTAATCTATAATTAAGTTTATTGGTGTATACTTCTTATATCAAAACAACAAAAGGAAATTAAAATGGCAATAGAAAGACAAATTAAAATAATAGCAAAAACTGGAAGAATAGAAAGCTTAAAGAGAATAGGAATGATTAATGAATATAAAAAAGAATTTAAAAAATATATTATTAGTGATAATATCGAGTTAAATACTTTCTTTGTAACGGTTTCTCATTAATGAAGCCAACAAATAGAAACATAGGCAAGTATTTTGGGATTACGCCTGAAACTTTATCACGATACAACAATAATAAAAATGGTATAGAAAAAAAAAGACTTTATGACGCTCTAAAAGAAGCGTTTATCGCAATACAAGGAAAAAAATAATGGAAACGCTAATATTAACACTAACACTAATAATACTTGCTGTAATTATAGACAGTAATAATAATAACATTTTAGAATTGAATAAAATGATCGAGGAAATTAAATAATGAAAAATGATGATGTAAAAAAAATAACAAGTTTTATTGACAAAGCAATTACTGGGTTTGATATAGAATATCGAAAAACTATAAAATCAGACTCATTAATAATCGAAATTACAAATTTATTTAGCGAAGATATTATCTTATACGATTTTAAAATACTTAAAGATAATATCTGCTTCTATTCTTCAAACAACAGATACGAAATAGCAACAGAAAAATTATTTTTTGATGAGATGATGAGTCAGGCACAAGAAGCGATAGGGGGATATAATGGAAAAATCAATTAATAATATACCAAAATGAAAGCAAATAAATAAACAAAGCAATAACCCCCTCTTTTAATCTATTATAAAGGCTATTTTTGTATAATAGATGTATGAAAATATCAAAAAAGCAAGTAATAGATTTGGTACCACTAACTCTCGACCAATACATATATATGCAAAAGAAATATCCACGAAAATTGCTCCTACTGAAAAAAGGTCTTCTCTATGAAGAAATCGAATCAAAAAAACTCTCAGCAGAAAAACTATGATAGAACAGTTAGGACTCCCCTATATGGGAAGCAAGAGAAAACTCGCACCAAAAATACTGAATAAAATAATGCAAGACAATCCAGATACTAAATACTTTTATGATTTATTTGGAGGAGGAGCAAGCGTATCACTTTTAGCAGTGCAATATCCAAAATTAAAAAAAGTATTTTATAATGAATTCAATACTAGCATAGTACTCTTATTAAGAGATATTAGAAACAATGGAGTGAGTGCGAAATATTATGAGTGGATAGATAGAGATACATTCAAAGAAAATGTTAATGAAGATACATTACTTGGTGGTATTTGTAAATGTTTTTGGAGTTTTGGGAATATTCAAAAAAACTATTTATTTGGTAAAGATATAGAAGATGATAAAAGATTATTACACGAAATAGTAGTTAATCAATGCAAAAAATCTCTAAAAGAATTTAATAATAAATTTGATGTAAATATTATTTTAGATTATGAAAGTTGCTTATTTGGATATGAAGAAAGTATTAACGATAGAAGATTAAGGATTATGCAACAGGTTAAGGCTAGTATGCCTCAAAGAATGGACTTAGAACAATTACAACAATTACATATAACAAATTTATCATATGAACAAGTAGAGATAACAACTCCTATAGATGAAACTATAATATATTTGGACCCACCATATAAAAACACCGCTAGCTATAGTAAAACAATAGACTTTGACAAATTAGAAGAGTATATAAACAAAAGCCCCTATAAAATATATGTTAGTGGCTATGAAAATACTTATGATATGATAGAGGTTGCATCATTTAAGCACAGAAGCACTTTATCACCAACAGCTAATAACGAAGTAGAAGAAAAATTGTACTGTAATAGGGTAGGATAATGGCAAGACTAACAGAGGTTGCAATAGATAAAATACTATCAGATTATCATACCAACAAATACAGTCAGAGAGAGTTATCAAAAAAACATAGCGTTTCTTTAGGAACAATAAGTAAGCTAACCAAAGAAGTAAATCCTAAAAATGAACACATAGTGAACGCTCAAATAGAAGTACTCAAGGGAGAGTCTGAACTTAGTGATACAGAAATGAACGCGGTAATGAACACGGCGAACAAAGAAGCTAGAAGACTAAACCTAGTATTTGGTGCAGTAGAAAAAGCCGTTAAAAAAATGGATGATATTATAGAGAGTGGATATGTCGAAGATAAAATTAATGTCGGGGATGGAATGCAAAAGTTTGAAAAGAGAGCTTTAAATACTAGCGATGTTAAAAGTGCGATAGATGGATACGATAAGGCAAGTGTAACACTCAAGGTAAGTGATAGGTTTGCTAATAGTCAAGTCGTGGTTAATACGCAGACTAACCTACAAAATAACGCTGTACAGCTTACTTCTGAAGAAGCTAAAAAGGTAGCACTGGATCTAGGAGTACCACTATCGGCACTTCAATAATCTATACTAGAGAACAACTAACCGCTTTGTATAATTATAAAGTAACACTTGCTAGAGATAATTTTTTTCAATACAGAAAACTTATCAATCCGTCAATAAAGATAAATTGGTTTGTCCAGGAAATAGCAGATAAATTACAGAAATTCGTAATTGATTTAGAAAATGGATTAAAACCAATGCTAGTAATAGAAGCCCCACCGCAACACGGCAAGAGTGAAGCTATTTCAGATCTTATCAGTTGGATAGCAGGTAGAAATCCCCACCTAAGAACTATTTTCGCATCATTTTCTGAAAGATTAGGTATTAGAGCAAATTTAAAACTTCAAAGATTATATTCTAAAAAAGCGTATAAGGATATATTCCCTGGAACAAAAATTAATGATAAGAGTACAGTAACAGGCGTTGCTCATCTAAGAAATAGAGAAATTCTTGAATATGTAGACAAAGGCGGATATTTCAGAAACACAACAGTTCAAGGAAGTATTACTGGTGAAAGTCTTGATTTAGGCGTAGTAGATGACCCTATTAAAGGTCGAGAGGCTGCGAATAGTGAAACAACTAGAAATAAAACTTGGGACTGGATGACTGATGACTTTTTTACTAGATTTAGTGAGAATGCAGGGTTTTTGATGATACTTACAAGGTGGCACATAGATGACCCAGCAGCGAGATTAATAGCTAACAATCCAAGAGTAGTAGTATTGAAGTATCGAGCTATTGCAGAAGATGATGAGGTGCATAGAAAGCAAGGGGAGGCATTAATCCCTAAGCATAAGTCGCTTGAATTTTTGCTAGAGAGAAAATCTCTTATGGGTGAAAGTTTTGAAGCATTATTTCAACAGAACCCGTCTATTAAGGGTGGAAACTTATTTAAGTATGATTGGTTCAAGTGGTGGAAAGTATTACCTATTATAAAATATCGAATCATAGTAGTAGATACAGCTCAAAAGACTAAAGAGCAGAATGATTTTACTGTACTGCAATGTTGGGGTTATAGTACTGATGGGAATTTATATTTATTGGATATGTTGCGAGGCAAATTTGAAGCCCCTCAATTAAGAAGAGACTCTAAAATCTTTTATAAAAGACATAACGAAAAAACAGGAATGGGTGCATTAAGGTATATGTACATAGAGGACAAATCAAGTGGAAGCTCACTCATACAAGATTTTAAATCTGAGAAAATGAAAATAAAAGCTATTCAAAGAAATGTGGATAAAGTATCAAGAGCTTATGATGTAATCCCCTATATTGAAGCAGGAAGAGTTTATCTTAATGAGGATATACCATTTGTTGATTCATTAGTAAGCGAGGCTACATCGTTTCCACGAGATAAAAATGATGATACGATTGACCCTTTAATGGATGCTATTAGCATTACTATGGATAAGCCAGTTAATTCCCTTATTGCCTCTATGCAAGATAATTGATATTGCACTTTAATCATTTTATAGATATAATATATAATTAAGGAATTTAACTAATGGATAAGAAAATAACTAAATTTATAAAAGATGGATACCAAAATCTTCTCAAGGGATTTGGTGGTTCTAATGATACACGAACTCAAACTACATATCAGCACTCACCAAGAATAGGGAGACTATGGACGCAATTAGAAGATCTATACGCTACAAACTCACTAGCCGCTAAGGTTATAGATATTCCGATTAATGATGCTTTTCGTGAGGGGAGAACTTTAGAAATAGAAGACATTAAGCAAAAAGAAGAGATTGAAGAGTTGTATGTCTCAATAGATTTAAAAATAAACTTAGCTTTGAAATATGCAGACTTATTCGGGGGTGCTGTATTGATAGTAGTTAGTAGTGATGATGAATTATCCAATCCAATCAAAGATATTAAACAAGGGGATTTGCTTAATATCGCCGTTGTCGATGCCTCTCAAGTAGTTCCACAAACTTTAGATAGAAATCCTTTATCAGTTACTTATAATATGCCAAGCAGTTACTTAATTAATGGTACTTCTGTTAATATTCATCCATCAAGAACATTTTATATCGATGGGATTAACACTACAAACAGAGAGAGAGAACGAAACAATGGCTTTGGATTAAGTAAGCTTGAACGGATTAGTAATCATCTTGAAGATGCCGTTCAAACAAATGTATCCATACGGAACTTAGTAGAACAATCAAATATTGATGTTATAAAAATAAACAATATGAATGATGCTGTAGCTGAGGGTGCTGAGTCTGTTGTCCAGTCAAGATTAGAAATATTATCACAGATGAAATCTTTATTAAACACAATAGCTATAGATGCAAATGATGAATATATAAATATTGCTAAAAACTTTTCAAACCTTGACAAAATACAAATGAATATGTTTAGCTTGGTAGCTATGGCTAGTGATATACCAGTTACCAGATTAATGGGTTCTAGTGCAGATGGATTAAATGCTACAGGTGCTGGAGACTTAACTAATTATTATGATAGTGTAAAAGCTGATGTTCAAGTCAGAAGGATGAAGCCTATATATAAATATCTTGACCCTATAGTTACCACCCATCTATTCGGTAATGATGTTGGGTTTAAATATGAATTTAATAGCCTTTATCAACTATCAGAAGAACAAATCTCAACTATACAAAAATCTGAAGCAGATACACACTCTATTTATTTAGATAGGGGTGTGATAACAGAAGATGCTGTATTAGTAGAATTGCAAAAAAAAGGACAATATGTCGATTTTAATGCAGGAATACCACCTGAACCTTTTGAAGTTTAGTTTTGATAAATAATATTAACCTA